AAAGCTTTTATAGTTTCCTCTGCTGTAACTGTAGCACCAGCTTTAAATCCTAATAAAGCTCTAACACCTCTTTCTCTAAATACATCTGCTGCAGCAATACCACCGGCAAATGATCTTTGTATTTGCTCGGCTGTTTGTCTAAAATCTAATCCAGTAACTGCTGCAACGTTACCAGTAATTTTTAGGATACGAGTTAAATCGTCTGCATCTTTTGCTACAACTGCTAAGTTTCCTGATGCTGTACTAATCTCTTGTAGTGAGAATGGAACTTTAGCTGCAAAGCTTATTAAATTATTAAAAGCTTTCGTTCCTTCTTTTACGTTACCAAATAAGAAATTAAATCTAATTCCTAGGTTCTCAACTTCACTACCTACATTGACTAGTGATCTAATCGCTATACCACCACCAATACCAATAAGAGCAGATTGAATAGAAAATATACTAGCACGTAATCTACCAAGACCAGCCTGGACACTACCCAGTGCTGCTTTGGTTTTATCATTCGCTAATATATTAATTTTTAAGTTTGCCATTATTTAAGATTCTGTTTTCTACTATACTCCTCTTGCTCATGTAACATATAACCCAACCATATATTATATTCAGCTTCAGGCATATCCAAAAGTTGAGTCAATGTTAATTTTAGCCTGTCAGCCACTATTAACATATTTTTTAACTCTATGTCAGTATTTACTTTTTTTTTACTTCGTCAGGAGTGATAGATTGCACCATAGCAGTAGCAACTTTGGCAACGATCTCGCTATCTACTTTATGCATTAAAGTTAGTTTATCTTCTAAAGAAAATAATTTTTTACCATCCTTATCAATAGCTTTCATAATGATAATGTCGGCCAATAGACCTACATCATTGATATTAGATGATTTATCAAATAGCTTTTTCTTTTCAGAAAGAGTTATAGGAGACCAATAGATGACACTGGCTTTGCCTTCGTCATCTGCCCACTCTTCAATCTCAATAGATTGTACTCCGAGACTCTCAAAGTGAGACTTAGCTCTATTTAAAATACTCATAAAAAATTATTATACAGTACTCTTAGTTAAAGCTCCAGTTCCTTGAAAAGTAACACTTCTTGATACAATGCTGTCCATTCCATTTGATACACTCATACCTGTTACGATGCCACTTCCGCTAAAAGATTGGTCGCTTGCATCATTACCTTCAGGTAGAACTACAAAAGAAATTGAAGAACCAGCAGTTAAAGTTTCTTGCTGTGCATCTGTTTCATCATAGTGCATATCAATAGTTCCACTAAAACTAGTTCTACCAGCTACAAATGTTTTAGCTGCATCTGTTAAAGCTGTATCCTCTACAACGTCAGCAGTAGTTTCTAGAGTGAAACCAGTAACTTCACCGATGGCTGTGCCTCCAGCTGTTACGACTCCTTCTTTTCCGTGATGTGTTGCCATTTTTTATTTTCCTTTTTGGGTTTGGGTTTATTATTATCAACGAGTTTATAACCAAGACTTAAGTAATTATCAAGATTTAGTTCATTGATAGTAATCTCATTTCCGTTCTTTTCTAATTTTAAATCTTTAGCCATAATTATTTATAACAGATTATTCCTCTTCTTCAAACTCTTCTTCATCATCAACATCAGAATTATCATCATCCCAATCTTGAGGCTCATCTATTTCGTCTTTTAATTCGCTTAATAAATCCTTGATATTTTCAGTTTCAAAAGAAACCTTATCAATAAGCTCTTCTTTTTTATCTAATATTTTTTCTATCTTTTCTATAAGTTTGTCTGCTTTTGCCATATTTTATCCTTTCGTTATGGTGTCCCGGCTTGGAATGTATATAACACTCTTATTGTCATTCTGATACCACCAATAGGGAATAAAGTCCCTTCATCAGTTTCTACACTAACAACTTGGGTGTCTAATGCATATCCACCTCTCGTAATATCAGATTCAATCGCTGTTTCAATAGCTGTAACAAGTTCGTTCCTTTTTGTATCAAGGTTAGCCTCTGCTCCCTTAACAAAACCCAATAAAACAAAATCAAGCTCAGCTTGTCTAGTTTGTGATCCACTTCCTAATTCTATATCTTGTCTATTTTCCTCAGATGTTTGTAATATAACAGCCGGATATTGCTTATCAGATAGCTCATCAATATCAAAAGGTTGTCTAGTAGCCTTTTTAACATCCGGGCTAGATATAGCATCTATAACTGTAATTAAATTATTAGCGATATTTTCTCTATTGCTCATACGTTAAACTTTCTAATTTCTTTTTCTACAAACTTAATAAAGCTCTGTTGTATTATTTTCTCTGTTCTTTTGTCAAACCCAAAAAACTCTCTTTTTGGATTACCTGTAACTTGATTGAATACAGCTTTTTTAGCCTCTGCGTTTCTATTAAAAAAAACAGAGGCTTTTCTACTAGAGTGTACTTTGGTTGTTAACGATCCGAGCATATCTCCAGAATAAAATAAATCTATAGCGGTTGGTTTTCCCTCTTTTTGCAATTGTTCTAAATATGAATCTGAATAAGGTGCAAACTTTCTACGTTTAAAATCTTGTTGTTTTGATGTTAAAGTTCTAATTATATCTATTAATTGAAACCCAGCTTGGCCCAATCCCTTCCTGGTAATATTAGGAAATTTACGAAATACATCATTTAATCTTTTTTGAATAGATTTTACGTTACTTTTTAACGTGATTGTAGCAGCCATTATCTAATAAGTCTTCTAACACCATGCAAAGGCTCTCTTTCATTTACTGAAATAGTTGCATCTGCATCAGAGTCATATTCGACACCATCTTCTAGGATTGATCTAAATTCTTTATTGTATTCACTCATATAAAATTCACCCATACGCTCAAATCTATCTTTTTCAGTTTCTGGTCTGAATTTAGTTAAAGCCGGGCATAGAAAACGACCTAAATATAAATAAACACCAGCTCTTTCAAATTGATCTAGGTTAACTTTTGTATCAACCATTTCAGCAGTATTAAGAACAGTAATATCAGTATAAACATTGGTTTTATATACAGGCCACCATTCTATACGCAGTTGTCGTAGAATATCATTAGTGGTTTGTGCAAAAAAATTAACAGCTTCAGTATCAGTAGAAGCGATGCCAAAAGTAAAAGCATCTGGTTGATATTTAGTAATATCATCTGCTGTTATAACATCTGCTCCTGTATAATTAGCCATTTATTTCCTCTTGCATTTACATTCTTTAATATCAAAAAAAACACAAAAAAAACACTTAATCTTTTTTAACAGTTCTTCTTTTAGGCTTTTTAACTTCTTCTTTAACTTCTTCATATATTTTAAATCCTCTAAAATCATAATTTTTTTTGTTTATTTTATAGTCCACCATTGTTCTCTCAATGATTTTGTTACCTCTTTGTAGTTTAACAGTTTGTTGATTTGTATCTGTCATTTTAACTTGTGGCATTTATCCTCCTTGTTTGGCTAGTGGGGATTGCTCCCCACTAGTTAATTAGACTTACTGAATAGATGAGTCGTGATGTAACTCAACACCATAAGTGTCATGTACTTCACCAACACCATATACAGCAGTTGCAACGATTTCATCTGCTCTCAAAGATGCATCTCTTTGAGTTTCGATTTTTAGTCCTTGCATTTCTGCTAATGCGATTGCATCTCTGTGGAATGCAGCACCTTTGTAGTCACCAGCAGTACCAGTATTTGATACGTTAGATGATTCAAAGATTCTTAATCCAGCTAGAGTTCCTACAAAGCCATTTCTTAAAGCTTCGTTTGCTAAATCATTTGCATTTGCGTTTGCAAAAGTATTAGTCAAGTTAGCTTTTAAGTCATAAGCAATTTTAGGGTGTAATACTACAGCTGACTCGTTTAATGGAACTGCATTTTCTCTTAAAGTAGATGCAGCATTAAAGATAGCAGCAGCAGTAATAGCAGTTGTGCCATCGCCTATAGCTGTTGAGAATCCATCGAATAAACCGATTAGATCCTGATCTTGTTTTTTAGCAATACCTTCACCAAATAGTCTGCCGATGTCAGCAGCTACGTTTCTTGGTGCAGCATTTCTTGCTAAGTCTGTTAATGTTGTCATTACACCAATTTCCGATGCAGTAATAGTTACTGAAGTCGGATTAACTGCAGTGTTTGACAAGTCTGTTGCTTCAGAAACAGCAGCAGCAGCTACAGCTGAGTAAATTGGTATCTCAACTGACTTTCCACCACCAGAGATAGCGTAATTTCTTACTAAACCTCTCATGATAGATTGTTCTTGTACTACAAACTGTGCCTCGGCAACGATCTCAGTATATAGCTCACTGAGTGTTGAGCTTGTGCTTTCGTTAGCCATGTGTTTGTCTCCTAATTATTTAAGTTTATTTTGATCGCACCAGCGTCACGTTTTTTACGATACTCATCGTATTTTTTACGATCCTCTGGATTGGTCATATCATAGTCGCTGAGATTTCGAGGTTTAACAGCTTTACCTTCGATACTACTCTGGCTTCCTGATCCAGACAACGACCCTTGACGGAAATGTGGGTTAGCATCTAAAAACTCATTAACTCTGTCATCGACGTTAAGAAGTTCACCTTTTGGATTATATCTGATATTTCCATTGCTATCAAGGATTTCTACTCTGTTGTCATCTGACAGTTTAATTTCTGATTTTAACAAAGCTGATACTTGTTGTGGGTTTACAGCTTTGTATCTTCCAGCAGCAGATAAAATAGCATTATCTATTTTTTCTTTTGCCATCATATCTTTAAAACGTTTAATCTCATCGTCTTTTTCAGCAATACGTTGTTGCATTACTTTTTCTAGATCCGATTTAGTTTTAGCTTCAGCGATTTCTTTTTGTTTTAAAGCTTCTGCTTCTGCTTTTTTTTGATCTTCTAATATTCTATCATATTTTCTTTTTTCAGACTCAATTCTGCCTTTAATGATATTATCAAGTTGATCTTGAGTAAAAGTCATTTGCTTGGCTTGTATTGTAGTCTCTTCTTGTTTTGTTTCTGTTTGCTCTACAGATACTTCATCTGTATTTGATTGTTTTTGTTCTTCGCTCATAAAGCTCCTTATATTGTTAGTTTTCCGTCATCGTCATACCAATCTGGATTGACATAACTCCAAGAATGCCGACAATTGTATCCACCACGAACGACCAAAGGATCACCGGGTTTTTTACCTTCCCAAGATCTTCCAGCCCATAGCTTTCTAACTTCTTCGATTGTAAATACATTGTTGATTCGTTTTTTATATACACCATTAATAACATTACGACAATGGCTCCTTGTAGTTGGGATAACATCGCCATAATATTTGACGTAAGTAAGCCCGGCATCAAGAGCCTTTTTAGTATTAACTTGTGCATCAAAATCCCTTAATCCATCTGCCAAAAGCTGACCAGCGAACCTTCTCATATTCTCACCAGTTCTAGTTCTAGCGTATTTTGATTGTAAAGTTTGCACAGCTTTATCAACCTCGGATTGTTTTGATTTTATGTTTTTGTTTTCGTTAATAAAATCAACTAATTCGTTAGCTTCTTCATCATTTGATCTGCTATAAATACCATTGATAGTTTGCCTTAATTCCTCCTCAAGTTCGACAAAGTCACGACCAACTAGAGTCGATTGATATACCTTATCAGCTAATCGCTTTGTAAATGTATTTGAAACATCTTGAAATTGAGTGAAGCTTTGTAATTTTAAGTTCCTAATAAGTTCTAGATCACCTTTAGTAAGTTGTTGAAATTCTATACCTATATTACCAATAGACTTAAAAGCTCTTTCTATTCTTTTAGCTTGTTTGCTATAGCCCTCTTTAGTTACAGTATCGGCCCAGGCTAAAAACTCCTTAGATAATATTGTTCTAATTTTGGGCCTAATATTTATAGCTGCGTTTAATTCTATTAGCTTACCTTTATCGGTAGGGAGTTCTCTACCGGCTAAAGCAATAACATCCTTTTCTATTTTATCTAAAGTTCTGATTAATGTTTTGTAATATTGTTGTTCAGCTCTATCTAAGTTTCTAATTCTATAGATCGCAAATTTTTGAACTTTGTCTGCCATTCATTAAACTGTCTCTTCCTCAACTGTCTCTTGCTGAACTTCCTCTTGAGTAAATTGACCTACCTCTGCTTGGCTATCTATTTCATCAAACGCTTGGTTTAATTTTTCATCATCATCAATTACTGCTCTTGCTATTTCTTTATCAACTTCTTTATTGAAAGTTGCAGATTGTAAATTCATAGCTTTTGCCATTGAGTAGTATTGTAGATCATATGCGTAATCTCTAATATTAAATGTATCTGGATAATTAATTTCACCATCAAAGTTTGCTTCTTGGAACATAGCATATATTCTAAATAATTGTTCTTCAGCTATTTCTAAATTATCAGCCTTTTCAGATAATCTAGCATTTAATAATTCAAATTCTGTTTGTAACGCTATACCAGATGAAACAGCTTGTTTAGTTGTTCTTACAGCTCCAGTATGAGCAATTCTATTAATTGCATTAACTTTGTTTGTAATAGAATCCATAATAGCATTTAAGCTTTGACCAGATGGTTGTAGTAAGTATGGTTTTAAATTTGGCTCCATTTCCTCTGGCATTTCTATTACAGCACCAGCACCGGCAGAAGCATTTACGCCAGGGGTTTTAACTAATGATGGATGGTTAGTTAATCTAATAAGTTGTTCTATTTCACTATACTCATTGTAAATACTTTTTTGTAAATCAGCTATATCAGAAAGGTCTGATTGACCAATGCCTCGTTTGTGCGATTTTGCATTGTATAAAATAACTGCTGGTATTTTGCCAATCAGATTGTCGGCAGTATCTATTAGAGTAGGCTCTGTTTTATCTTCTGTTACATAAACAGTTTCGATTCTATCAGGATACCAAATTCTTAGATATGTGCCTCCTTCTCTATCTACCTCTTCTCTAACTTTAAGATAGTCTAGAGTATATTTGCCATTCAAACCTCTTTTAAAATTCCAATCTAAAACATTTTCCGGGGTAACAATAGAAACATAAGGTCTAATATCTTGATCTAACTCTTCTGCTCTAGTGTTTGTTTGAATAGCTGGTTTGTCTAATATTAAAAAACAATGCCCATAAATACTTGCGTAGTTTTGTGCCTGTTTCATAACTGTATTAAAGTTATTACCTTCCATATCAGCATCTTTTAAAAATGATTGTAAAGATGGCTCATCTGCCATTTCACCAAAATCTCTAGAAGGTCTAACTCTAAATAAGAAAGATGAATAAATTTGAATAATATTTTTGCAATGGTTATCGCATGGAGTATTAGCAAGTCTTTGATTAAATTCGTTATCTTGTTCTAAATTATAACGAGATAAATATTGGCCCACTGTATAATCGTAGCCACCATTATATGATCTTATATAGTACTCCCATAAAGATACGTTTTGACTATAATCCTTATGTACATTTAAAGCTTCTTCTCTGCTATATGCCATTACTTAACTGTCCATCTAGTTGGTGTTGATCTTGGATTTTGAACGACTAAAGGTTTTATAAAATCTACTAAGTATCCAAGTGCGTCGTTCATATGGTCAAATCCATCCTCTTTATTTGGAATATTTGTATCTTCCTTATAAGTTTGTCTTTGTAATCCTTTTATCAAGGTTTTACAATATTTGCTAATAAAAATATGTCTTACACCCTTTGAATCTTTTAGTCTAGAATTTACAGCGTTGATCCTGTCTCTAACTGCTGTATGCCTCAATTTTGCTTTAACTTGGAAACCAGCGTTCTGTAAAATAGATAAATCAGTTTTACCACCAGCAGAAGTTTTTCGTTGTCTAGAAGCTGGATCAGGATAAATGAATATAGGTAATTTAGTGCCATATCTATTTCTTATCTCTTCACACATCTCATCAGTATTAGAGCCATAAATAACAACTTCATCTACAAAAAATAGTTTATCCTTTTCTATTTGGGCCACTGCAGCAGACATTGGCGATACGTTAAAGTCCATCCCAATATGTAAAGGTTTTTTCCAATCTATTTGTTTATCAACAACTGATTCTACTGGATGAAAATTATAATATATAGCACCAGCATAGTTCTCAAAAGTTCCCTCAAACTCTTGTCTAAAGGTTCTAAGATCTAAATCTGATCTAGCTTGTTCTATTTCTGATTCTGCTACCATTCCACCTTCTAAAGTAGTAAATTGAAAGCTATCCCATTCCTTATCTTGCTTACCTTTTAAATACATTTCATAAGACCAGTTTCCATATCCTCTAGGAGTTCCACACATAAATACTGCTCCCTGGGTATCTGCTACCGATGCTCTTAAAACTTCAAACCATGTTTTTTTTGTAATATCTGCAAACTCATCAAGAACTAAAAAATTTAAACCAGTTCCTCTCAAGCTATCTGGTTGATCTGCTGATTTAAGCGATATAGTGCTATGAGTTTTTCTTATAGTAATAGTAAGGGTAGTTTCGTTTATATCTTCTATCCAATTAAATTGATTTAAAACTTCTTTTAATGATGACCAACATATATCTTTAGCCATTTTCAAAGTTGGAGCTACATACCATATACGTTGATTAGGCAACCTTGCATATTTCATCATCTCGACGATAGCTAAATAGGTTTTACCAAATCGTCTACCTGATATTAAAACTCTAAATCTTTTATGAGAGCTTGAAACCTTTTTTTGTGGGTTTGTTAGTTTGATTTTCATTAATCTCTTGGCAGTAAAATCTAACGATTATTTTTTCCTTATTAAACTCTTTCCTATCAATATTATCTATAATTTCTAGTACTTTTACAGAGCCTGATCTAATACATGAATGATAATCTTTATAAGTTTCTTTTGGGGAATATGTGCCAGAGCATACCCCGGTAAGACCAGAGCATATAGCCATAAATACTGCCCAGGCCATTATATATCCTTAAACTGGTCTGCGTTAGGGCTGTTATTAGCTATTTCTTTAAATCTTTTTGATATACTATCCTCCAGAGCCTGTTTTCCCATAGTGCCACTTTTGGAAGTAACCATTTTGCTATTTTCTTTTTTAGTCTGTAAATCATCGCCAATCTCCATACTAATCCTTTTGTAATATATTTTTTTTAACCCTTGGTCTGCTTTGTCTATTTTTCATAGCATAAGTAACTTGGGCCTGTCTTTTAGCCTCGTTATCTCTAAATTTAATTAATTTTATAAAATCTTTTGAATCCATTATTTACTCGCTATGTTTATTATTTTACCATCTTTAACTGTAGCCATTACTTTAGCACATTGATAAATAGCATTATTAGAATTTCTACTTGCTATTCTTTTTTTTTCTAAACAAACTCCAAAATCAGGCATAAGAGTATGCTCTTTAAGTTCTGCTGGATTTCCTAAATATAATAATAAAGCTACTACTTCAATCATTAGTGTTTACCATTTCCATTTGAAAATTTCATTTCTCTATTTGCATCTTTTAATTTTTCTACATCTCTTAAAAGTTTTTCAACTTGCTTTTGTAAAAACTCTATATTCACTTTATTGTGCATACCTGCTTCTAATTGTTTTTTAATTTTTTCTATGTCTTTGTATAAGTTCTCTATAAGCATAAACTGCTCAGAATCGGCTGGAAGTGAACCAAGTTGTCCACGTGGCCACTTAATTCTAAATTCTGTATTTTTTTCTAAATCACTTTCCATTAACTGTAATCTTGTAGAATGTTGATTTAATTTTTCTTGAATACCAAAATAACCCATTGTTCCTAATGCTACGATAACGATCAATGAAACAACTGTTTTCATAGGCATTTGAACTTTAGCTTCTTCAGATATTTTTAATGTCATATTTTAAAACCTTTTCTCCAGCTTTTAACTGCCCAATATACTGGAGTCGTATTAAGCTGCTTTCCTGATCTTCTTGCCTTGGCTAAAATAGGGCGGAAACGAGCCATAAAGCTACGTTGCCTAGCTGGTATATTTTTTTTTATAGATAACCCGGGATCACCAAACCTTACCACTTGGATTCTGTTGGTTTTGCGATTCCTGACATAAACGGCAAATTTCTTAGATTTGCCTGGTGTTCTAAAAGGCTTATTTAGTTTTACAGTACGATTTTTATATTTAGCCATATAAGGCTTTTACCATAATTATTTAACAGAACAAATATATCCTACTATATTTTTATTATTGAACCTATAATAGTGTTTTTTACTGAACATATTATATCTTCTATTTTTTTTGATAGCCACGTTGGTATCAAACCAATTATTACAAGAACTAAATATTTCAAACTTATTGGTTTTTATATCGCCAGAGCTTGTTAATATTAATAAGGTAATAAATATAGGTTTCATCTTTTAAAAAACCTTTGTCTCCATTTATTACAAATCCAATTGTCCCTAACATTTGGAGTATTATAGATCCCACAGTAGCTACGTCTATTAGAGTACATACCGCAATTGCCACACGCCTCCTTGCCTGTAGCTGGTCTAAAGTCATCAGGTAGACTAGTAGGTATAATTAAACCATCTGGATATATAATTTTTCTCATGGCTTTCCTTGTCCCCGGTATTTTTTATATGATCTACGTTTGCTTTTATTCATTGTACTAAATATAGGCTTTCTGCCGATACTCGTTCCTTTGTGAGTTTTGGTGTAAATAACTACAGTTCCAAAAACATTACCTTTTCTTTTAGCCAACTTCCTCTACCTCTCCCTCAATGATTAAAGGCAATGGCTCAGTAATAGTTTCATTTACTGTTCTATCTTTCATGCCTAGTTCATTTTTAGATAACCATATCTGCATATTGGTATTGTCTTTTTTGATAGCTTTATCCCACATCTTTTTTCTTAAACTAGCTCTGCCTTTGTTTTTATTGACCTCTACAATTTCGGCAAAATTTCGCTGTAAAGTTCTAGCAGATATTCCTAATACAGAAGCAATCTCTTCTTGAGTACAACCAATCTGGGATAAATTAGCCAATATATCCATATCAACCTTAACCTTTGGCCTCCCTACTGGGTTCTTAACTTGTTCTGTTTTCATTTTTTTGTCGCTTTTTGACCTGTCCATTGTTCCCATCTTTTTACGATAACATCGCAATACTTGGGATCTAATTCTACACCATAACAAGTTCTCTGTAGCTTCTCACAGGCTATTAGAGTTGAGCCTGAACCACAGAAGCTATCAAATACGATGTCACCTTGTTTAGTGCTATTATTTATCAAATATTCCATTAAAGATACAGGCTTCATAGTAGGGTGGAGTTTAGATTTAGTAGGCCTATCGTGTTTAATGATTGTCGTTTGTTTTCTATCTGAATACCAGCTATGGGAACTGCCCTCTTTCCATCCATATAAGCAAGGTTCATGCTGCCATTGATAATCTTGTCTACCAATAACCATTGAGTTTTTTTCCCAGATTAAAGTTTGTCTAAGTTTCCAGTTTGCTTTAATACAAGCTAATCTAAAGTTTAATCCTTCGCTGTCTGAATGCCATATATAAAAACTAGCACCCATTTTTAAATGATTATCTGCAGCTATAAAAGCACCGCTCAAAAATTCTATAAATTGATCATCGGTTTGTTTATCGTTTTGTATTTTTAAGGCATCTTTTGTTTTACCTACATAATCTACATTATAGGGTGGATCAGTTAGATATAGATCAGCTTCTACCTCACCAAAAAATACTTGGATAGCTATTTGGTTTGTACTATCGCCACATAAAAGCTTATGTTTACCTAATAGCCATACATCTCCTGATTTTGTAATAGGTTCTTCTGGAACTTCAGGTATTTCGTCATCATCAACTAAACCCTGTTTCTCTTCAAATAAAATTTTATCTAGTTCTGATTTTTCATAGCCTGTTAAATCTAAATCAAAGTCTTTATGCTCTAGTTCTTTTAGTTCTAAAGCAAGTAAATCCTCATCCCAATCAGCATATTCATTCGTTTTATTATCAGCTATTCTATATGCGTTTATCTGTTCAGGAGTAAGTCCAGTTATTTTAGTTACTGGAACTTTATCTAATCCAAGCTTTCTCGCTGCCTGGTATCTAGTATGGCCCACTACGATAATGTTATTTTCATCTACGACTATAGGCTGTCTAAATCCAAATTCTTTAATAGAGTTAGATACTTTAGAAATAGCTTTATCGGATAATTTTCTAGGATTATTAGCGTATGGTTTTAAAAGCTCAATTGCGATTTGATTTACTTCTAAAACCATACAAACATACCTCTAAACGCTAATATTAAATAAATCAACTCCATAAGACTTCTGGATAAGTCACCATCTTTAATAGCTATATA